CACCAAAAGTGATCCGCCCCCTCGCGCCAGCCGTAAAGAATGGGCTCGTACTGGCGCTGGTAGTCAGCGCGGCCGAGCGTGAAGGTGTTTTTCGCCCAGATGATGAACGTGGACCAGCGTCCACCTGCTGCCCGAAACGCCGACTGCAAGGTATCGAGCTCGGACGAGCTCATGGCGATGTAGACCGCGCCCTTGGTGTGGGTCAGGATGTTCGTGCAGGCATCGATCAGGAAGCTGCTGAATCCTTCGCCCAAGTTGTCGTTCAGGATGGGGCGGTTCTTGCCGCGCATCTTGTCCTTGGCCGTATTGGCGTAGTTCACGTTGTAAGGCGGGTCGGTGAATGTCATATCCACCAGCTCCTCACCTAGCAAAGCCTTGAAATCGTCGGGTTTGGTCGCATCGCCACACAACACCTTGTGCTCGCCCAGGATCCAGATGTCGCCCACTTTCGAGATGGGCATCTCACCCACCGCGGGCACGGCATCTTCGTCAGTCAGGCCATCCTTCGGGCCGTCATCGCCCGCGATAAGAGCTTCCCACTCATCTGGGGAAAACCCGGTCAAGCCCAGGTCGAAGCCAGCCTCCTTCAAGCCTGCCAATTCGATGCCCAGGAGTTCATCCTCCCAGGATGCGTTCTCGCCAATCTTGTTGTCGGCCAGAATCAAGGCGCGCCTTTGGGTATCCGATAAGTGCTCAAGCGGCACGACGGGCACTTCTGGCAAACCGAGCTTGCGCGCGGCCAACAAGCGGCCGTGGCCTGCGATCACGTTGTTGTTCCCATCAATCAGGATCGGAGCGCCCCAACCGAACTCACGAATGCTGGCCGCGATCTGGGCCACCTGTGCCTCCGAATGCAGCTTGGCATTGCGGGCATAGGGGATCAGTGCTTCGACCTGGCGGTACTCGATGTGAATAGGATTCATGGGGACCAGAAATGAAAAAACCCGCCGGGTCTTGCCACATGGGCCACCGGGCGGGTTCGTGAAATCGTGTGATCGGAGACGCATCTCTCGCGACCGTAGACAGAATTTATCGCGAATCCGGGTAAAACGCGACACACCCAAATTCGCGTTTTTTCCGCATCTGTTCGGATCGCTTCGCATGGGTCAGTGGTGACACGAAACGCCTATCAACCTCCACGCGAAATATGGTCCGTGATCACCTGAATTGCGACTTCCCAGTGGCGCTGGGCCGTTCGCGGTGCCACCCCGAAACGCTTGCCGATGTCGTACCAGCGCCAGCGTTCGGCCCGCATCCACACCAGCTTTCGCTGCTCCACCTCCAGACACCGGACCCACTGCATGACCACGAGCATGCGTTCAACCTCTGCAGGCGTGGGCGGAAATCGGTAGACCGGCGCATCGTCACTGGCCATACGCTCGTACTCCGTGCGAACGATGGTGGGCCAGACGTTGAAGTGGCCCTGCACCCTCACCGGTGGCAGGCGATGTGCCGTGCGTGCGGCCTCGATGAGCCAGTTGGCGACGTCGTCCGTCGTCCATGCGAGTGTTGCTGCAACCATGTCATCCCTCCTGTGTGTCCAAAGCCCAGTGCAAGAGCGCCAAGGCATCCGCTTCGTTGTCGTCGGTCACCGGGTGCCCCAGTGCCCGCATGGCCTGCATGACCTCGTCCTTGCTGGCGTTGCCTTTGCCGGTGGCGTGGCGTTTGATCGTTCCGACTGGTACGCCCTGGTACGGCAGGTTGTGGTGCTCGCACCAGGCGGTCAGCGTGGCCAACAGGCCGCCATAGACATGGGCTGCATCCACCCCGGCATGCCGGCGCACCTCTTCGAAGTACACGCTGTGGATGTCGCTGGCCAGGTGGCGCATGTCGCTGAGCCAGCGCTTGAATCGCAGGTAGCGCATGCCACCGCCCTCATAGCGGCTGGGCCGGAAGCTGGTGAATCCATGGGCGAGTTGACCGTCCATCGTTCGCATGGCCCATCCGGTGGTGGTGCCCAGATCGATCGCAAGGACCACGGTGCGTGATGCCGGCACCGGATCGACCGAGTGGGCAAGATCCCTACGTAACGGAGAGAGGGCATCAGCCCCCTCTCCTACGTAGTAGGAGGGGGAGATTTCGCCAACTTCAGAAGTGGCAGAAAGTGAATAAAAACAAGGACTTGGCTCAGTTGGCAACTTTTGCCAACTGCCAACTGCCAACTGAACCGGAAAATGGCTAAGTCGTTGATTCGTAATGGAATTAAGTTGGCAACGGTCTGCCAACTGAATCCAGTTGGCAAAACTTTGCCAACTTCCGCCCCTGTTTTTGCCAACTTGCTCCTGCGTGCTCTTGTGTGTGCCATCGCACAGATGCTGGCCAAAGCGGGCATTTTCCAAAGCGCGGCACATGATGGCGCGTGCGTGCGATTGCGCACCAATGCGTGCGCTCGCCAACGCGCCAACCGTGATGTCTCTATCTTGGCAAATCGTGTTCATTCGGACTCCTGTGGGTCATTGCTGGTTTCGGGGTAGACCCACACTTCCGGGTTCTCGACGGGCATAGCCGCCCCGGAAAGCGGGCACTTGTAGTGGGTGGGAAGGACGCGATGCGGCACCGTGGGCACCTCGCCGGTGTCCGGATCTGGGTCGCCCTGGGGCAGGTTGACCACCATGTCCTCGACGCACAGGTAGCCAAACTTGGAACGCCCAATCGAGGGCAGCCCGTAGTCCTGTGCGTTGCGGAAATACTTGATGTAGCCCTGTGTGGCCAGGGCAGACAGACGCTCGCGGATGGTGCGCTCGCCGCCCAGGCCGGCCTTGCCTTCGAAGGCTTCGGCGAACTGGTTGGCGGTGTAGCAGTTGCCCTTTAGGCTTTCGTCGAGCAGGATCTGCAGGATCACATCGAGCTTGCGCAGTCGCTCGGCATCAAGCCGATGACCATATTCCTTGAGGACCAGCCGCTCGCTGCCGTTCACGATCATCCACTGGTTATCGACCTTGTCGACGCAGCGGGTTGGCAGTCCAGGACCGTTGCGCAACTCGAAAATCAGTTGACGCACCGTACTAGCCTCATCAGGCCGGTGCAGCATCAGGCTGGCGGAGTAGTAGCTGCGCAGGCTGCTCGCGCCGGCAAAGGCCTGGAACGGATCTTCTTCGAACTGGCGTTTGGTGATTTTCTTGGTGTGATGGACCAGGATCACGCCCGCGTCCGGATTGACCGCAAGGTGCAGCTTGGCCACGCGACGCGTGAGGAAAAACATCATCGCGTCGTTGTCGTTCTCACCGCCAACACCGCCGCCGTCAAACACGTTTCGAATCGGATCGATGGCAATGATGTCTGGAGGCTCGCCAGCAAAGTGGGCGCTGATGGACTGGATCAGTTGCTCCAACCCCTCGTCGTTGAGGACCAGTTGCAGCTGGGGCGTGACCATCAGATTGCGACGGGCAAGCGCCAATGCTTCCTTGGGCAGGACGATGTTGTGCATGCGCTCCTTGAGGTACGGGTAGCGAACCTCGGCCTGGATGTAGACAACCTTGAGCGGTCGCGCAGGCACCATGTCCAAAAACGCCACGCCAGCGGCCATGTGGGCAAGCCACGCCAGCAGGAAATCGCTTTTCCCGACCTTGGGCGCACCGCCGAACACGGTGACGCAACCGTGCATGACGATCCGGTTGGAGACGAGATCAGTTGGCACAGGGGTGTCGTCATCCAGGATCTCGCCCATGGTGTAGATGGGCAGAGCCGAGGTGCTGGTCTTGACCGTGATGCGGTCGCCAGCTGAGATGAAGGCCTTGCAGTCAAAGCCTTCGGCGACCGCATCAGCTGCATCCCACTTCTCTGGTTTTGATTCGGGCGGCACAACGATGGCGACCGAGCGACTGCCCGCCGCGACGCAGGCCTTGGCTGCACTTTCTGCGTAATCCCAGCCGGGGAGATCCCGGTCAGGCCAGATCACCACATCCTTGCCCCGCAGGGGCGACCAATCGGTCTTGTCGATGGGCGCGCGCGCGCCGTTCATGGCGGTGGTGGCCACCACCCCAAGCTCAATCAAAGCCTGGGCGCACTTCTCACCCTCCACAAGCACCACCTGCCTGGCTGACGCCATGGCTGGCTGGTTGTAAAGCGGACGCGGATCAGGGGCACGCCACATCCGGGCGCGCACATCCCAGGGCCTGAACTCCTTGCGGCCAGGCTCTGGGTCATAGCGGTAGACCCGGGCGATCAGCGTGCCGTCGGCAGTTTGATAGTCCCAGATGGCGGTGTAGGGGCCAAGTTCATCGACCGGCTGCTGCCGGACGTCGCGCTTGATGGATTTGCTGATGGGTGGCGCCACGCCACACCATTGCCGAACCTCTTCAAGGATCCGGGTGAAATCTGTCTTGACGGACAGGTTGCGCGACAGGCCCCAGGCATCGAACACATCGCCACCCATATCAGTGGCGAAGTCGAACCAAAGCCCGCGTCGCGCGCCCTCCATCTCAACCACGAGGCTCTTGCCGGGTGAACCGTCAATGTCACCCACATAGAACTTCCCACCCCGGATACGCCCTTGGGGGAACAGGAACAGCAGGACGGACTCGAGCCGATCGATCAGCGCATGGCGCAATCCTTCGATATCTTCTGTCGTCCCGGGTAAGCGATCCGCTGCATCGTTGAAGTCGAAGTAGCTAGACTCATGCATCAAGACCCACCCCAGCAGCGTTCCTGCCATGAACAGAAGCGGCACTCCTGGTGGGTTGGCGTGGTCGAGATTCGGGGAAGAACTTCCCCCGCATCGGTGGCCGTGATGACACGCACCGCCCGATCGGACATGCGCTGAGCGAGGCCACCATCGAAGGGGACCAACTCGAACCAGATTTCCTGGCTGTCCTTGTTGATGGCTGTGAAGAGCGCAGGGTTCTGCGAGATCCCCGGAATGCTGGCCTCCATGTAGGCCTGATAGATCGCCATCTGCGCGGCATAGACGGGCTTGGACTTGGCCACACCGTTCTTGACTGTGTCGCGCCAGGACTTGTCGTTCATGGTCTTGCATTCCCACAGCGCGGGATAGCCCATACCCAGTGACGCCGGTCCGCTGTTCAGGATGCCGTCGACGTGTCCCTTGATGCGGCCGCGCGCCACGGAAAATCCGAACTGACCACCCTGAGCTTTGCGGGTGTACAGGTCAAACCCGATCAGGCGCAGCCAACGGATGGCGAGGTCTTCCAGTTGGTGGCCCACCTCGAATACCCGCAGCAATCGACCAGAGAACTCCCGGCCTGGATCCACAGGCGTGCGGGTGTACTCGAACTGGAGCGCACGCTCGCAGGCGACTCCCAGGCGTGAAGCGCCCAGATAGTCACGCCGCGTTTGCGCGTCGCGCTCCAGCGCCAGCGCGTCATCAATGAGCGAGCCGACCTGTTCATGAAATTTGGGACGGTGATTGAAGTCCAGCATCACACCCGTCCTTGCTGCCGGCCTGCAGCCTGCGTGGCAATACGCTGCTCAAGGAAGGCACGGTCCTTGGCAGCCATGCGTTCATGCTCTTCGAGCATGCGGTCCTGATAAGCGGACACGACCACATCGATGAGTGTGAGAACCTCCTGCCGGCTGTAGTCGGCCAGTGGCCGTTGCATGCCAATGGAGCCCACGTACTCACCCAGCGGGGCCAGGCAGGACTGCATGGCGGCGATCTCCATGTCACTGGGGTCGATCATCTGCCCCTCCGTTTTGTTCATGAGCTTGGAGAAGGCCTCCTGACAGCGACGCGAGCAGAACACCCACTTGTCGTTGTGGCGAGAAGGATCCGAATGGGGCACACGAGGGTTGAACCAGCCGAACCCTTTGGCTTTGCGGTGACAGACGGCACATTTCACGCAGCCTCCAGAACCTGGTGGGCGTGGGCATCGTTGGCCGCATTGACCAGACGAACGATGGCGTTGCGGTTGAACCGGAAGGACAGCAGCGCCGAGGCCTGGTAGCGGGTCAGACCAAAGTCAGCCCTCAACTCTGGCGGCAGATACTGGAGCTGCTTTGGTGTGGGCGATTCGTTGAGCCAGCGACGGGTCTTGTGCGCCGAGTCCTCGGATTCGTGGTCGTTCAGCCAGTCGTCGGCCTTGGCCATGCATACCGTGCGCTCACCCACCGCCAGCAGACAGGTGTTGATTCCCTTGCCGCCACCGATGGCATGCCAACGACCGTTGAGGAAGAAGATCCCGCCCCAGGCATTGAAACCCGTGGCCATGAGCGCGTCATCTGCGCCGAAGAGGTCGCACCAGCGAAAGTTCGAGCGGCTAAGCAAGTCGATCTCGCTCATCACGAACTTGTCGAGCACACCAGCATCCGGGGTCTCCAAGCGCTCCCATACGTGGTCACAGAACGGACACTCCATCACTGCCAAAGGCACGATGGCACCGCATTCCGGGCAATCCTTGGTGGGTGCCTCCCCATCGTGGTCATGCCCTTCAAGATTGACCTCTTGCTCCAGTGCGCCGTGCATGAGGCTGGCCGTGCCGAAGTCCAGCACGATGCAGTCGGTCTTGACCAGACCCGGGAACTCCTGCGGATCAACCGTGCGAAGACCCCGGCCCACCATCTGGATGAAGGTGGACTTGTAGGAACTCGGGCGCAACAGGACCACGCAGGATGTAGGCGTGTAGTCGTAACCCTCGGTCAGGACTGCAACATTGACCACCACCTGGGCGTTGCCGTTTTCATAGGCAGCCAACCGATCCTTGCGCTCGACATCAGACAACTCACCATGAATCAGGACGGCATTGATGCCCGCTTGATTGAATGCCGTGCAGACATCCGTGGCGTGCTCAACGGTTGAGCAGAACACGATGGTCTTGCGGTCACGCGCCTTAGCCTTCCAATTGGTGATCACGGACTCCGTGATCAGGGTCTTGTTGAGGATCGACGCGACCTCGTTCATGTCGAAGTCGATGGCGGTGCGCCGCACCTTGCGCAGGGCTTCCTGTGTGCCGACATCAATGACGTAGGTCCTGGGCGGTACCAGATGACCGCTGGCGATCATCTCGCCCAGGGTGATCTGGTCGGACAGGTTACTGAACACCTCACGCAGCCCCTTTCCATCACCCCGGTTCGGGGTGGCGGTCAGGCCACAGATGGCAGCCTTCGGGTTCTTGACCAGCACCTGGTCGATGACCTCGCGATAGCTGGGCGAGACAGCGTGATGCGCCTCATCAATGACCAACAGGTCCAGTGTTGGCATCTGCTCCAGATTGGCCTTGCGCGAGAGCGTTTGCACCATTGCGAAGGTGGCGTTGCCATCCCAGGACTTTTCGTTGGCGTCGTAAACCGAGGTCTTTAGACCAGGATTCACGCGCCCGAACTTGGACCGGTTCTGCCCGGTCAGTTCGGTACGGTGGGCCAGGATGCAGGCCTTGGCATCGGGCTCAACCAGAAGGCTGCCGGCCACGGCCGACAGCATCACGGTCTTGCCCGACCCGGTGGGCGCAACGGCCAGGGTATTGCCATGCTCGCCGAGGGCCGCAAGGGTCCTCTGCACAAGCAAGGCTTGGCGGGGGCGAAGAATCATGGCATCTCCCCCTTACTGAGCCCAGCTGGGACGACCCGGCACCGGTGCGCGTCCGGTGGCCTGCGCATAGGCGTTGGCAGCCGGCGCACTGGGTGCCGCAGGCGCTGCGCCGTTCATGTGCGCCGAGTACTCTTTGTGGTCAGGTGTGACGGCAGACTTGATGACGCACTTGTCCTGGCCGTTCTGGTCCTTCTCCCAGTCGACCTTGCCGACGAACTCAATACCCTCCAGGTCGGAGAAACCGCTGATGCGACGGGCGTTTTGAGCGGACGGGCTACTGTCGCTGGGGTTGATGCCGCGAGCGGAGTTCAGGATGGCCTTGATGAAGGTCCGCCCCATGTTGGTCCACTCGGCACCCTTGGCGCTGTACAGCCCAATGAGGGACCACATCTTGCGACGGGCGAACGGCCCCTCGAGCACCACGAACTCGCAGTTCAGGTAAACAGAACCGGTGGTCATGCTGCGGGTGGCATAGCCGCCGGTCCAGCCCTGGGACGGGTCGTCATAGCCACCCGGCTTGATAGTCATGCGAACGCGCACCACAGTGCCTTTGGGGATGAGGTCGTAGCTGGATTGCTCGGCGGCAGAGTTGAAATCGAAGAAAGTCATGATCAGGACTCCTGAGAGGTAATTGCGGGGGTGGTGTTGGAGGCGGGTTCAGCGACGCTGGCCTGTGGACGGGCAAAGTCCAGGCGCTCGCTGGCCGGACGCGCGGGGCCGGCGATCTTTCGCATGAGCCGGCCGAGGTCCGGCTCCTCAATGGCATCGAGGCGACCGCTGCGGTCCTTGGCCGGGTAGCCCCACTGGTTGAGCGTTTGGCACACAAAAGCGCGGTAGCTGCTGCCGTCATCGGCCTTGATCTCAGCAAGCGTGATCACCTCGTCGACGATCCCGGGCAACTCCAGGCCGGTCTTGGAGCCATCAATCTGCAGCGTGAAAACACGGCGGTTGAAATCGTCCAAGGCCTCGTTGAGGATCCCGACAAACCAAACGTTCTTGCGCCGGGTGTGCTGCAGATGGGTGAGCCAGCCGATCATTTCCTGGCCCATCAGGCCGTAGGCGCCACGGCTGTCGGGCTTTCCGGTTTTCTCGGAATAGGCCTGTGGCTGGCCCTTGCTCCATTGCAGGCAAAGTCGGCCGGCCACGGTGATCGAGTCAACGAACACCGTCTCGTACTTGTCCAGCGCGGCTGGATCACCAAAGCGCTGGCACACGGCCTGGAAATGAGCCTCGCTGTAGGGCTGGTCATCTCGCAGGGCCGGGTTCGGCCCACCGATGAAGACGGCGAAGTCGCGGCACTCCTGCCATGTGCGGGGACGGATGGTGTCGCCTGCATAGCCCTCGACAGCCAGGTCACCGGCCTCAAGATCGAAGAACAGCGTGGATGCCGGGGGCAGCGTCCAGAGCTGGGAGGTCTTGCCGATGCCGGACTTGCCGACCAGGACGCCCTTGACGCCACGGCGCTCTGCCAGGCGTTGGTCTGCGGTGATGATGGGCAGGTTCATTTGGCCACCTCCGCAAATTCGTCGGTGAAGAACACTTCGGACACCGTATTGGCGCCGCTGCCTCCGCGTTTGCGGGCTTGCTCATAGAGTTCACGCAGGCCACTAAGACCACGACGGGCTTGTGCCACCTGGGCTTCAATGCCAACGATGGCAAAGGCCAGGTCGTCCAGCGTGGCGTCTTCCAGCGCGATGGTCATGTCATCTGGGCGATGCCCATCAAGTGCCGGAACGAAAATTTCCTCGGGCAGTTCGCGCACGTACCAGTCAGGGCGCTCACGCAATTTCTGAACAGCAGTTTTCTTTTTGAAGAACATGGCAATTACTCCTTCATGAGGGCGAGGCGATACGAGGGCTTGCCGGTCTTGACCGTGCGGGCAACCTCGAAGGCGGACTTGAGGGTTTCGGGCCAGGCGTTGAACTTGGTCTCGCTCACGCGATAGGTGATCTCGACGTACTGCCTGGGGTCATCACCGCTCTCGGTAATGCGACGTGTCATGTCGGCCAGGCGGGTCTGGTCCCACTCGACTTTCTTGGGCAGATCTGCGGTGATGCGCACATCGCCGTCATCGAAATGCACGATTCCGGTATCCTTGCCAGCGTCGTGGCGCAGGTTTCGAGCACGCTCGCCCCACTTGAAGTCGATGGCCTGATCGATGTGATCACTCAGGGCTTTGCCGGCAGCCAGCAGATCAACAGCGGCGTTCTTGATGCTGAAGAGCAGTTCGGCGGGCTGCTGCGCCAGCGTTCCTGCCGGGGTGGCGAGTACCTGTTCGGGCGTGAAGGTCAGATCGGTGCTCATGCCGCACCTCCGATCACTTCACGCGTGGATGTGCTCCGGCGCAGGCTGTCGACTTCGAAGGC